AGCTGCTCACTTGAACAAAATTGCAAGTGATATAGAAACATACTTAATGTGGGGACACGGAGGTAGAGTAAAACAAGATGGACCGGATGACATTAGAATGTCTGTAGGTCTTTGGAAGCAATTAGACAACTCTTACAAGAGAATCTATAATAAGTCTTCATTTAGCTTAGATATGTTCAAAACTGAACTTTATAACTTCTATCAAGGTAAAGTTGAATTAGAAGGACCAGATCCAAAACGTACATTAATTGTACAAACTGGAATTGGTGGTATGAAGTTAGTTAATGATGCTATTGCAAAAGAAGCAGCAGGACTTACTACTATTGGTGGTGTAGTTAATGCTGATTCAAATGGTATTGTTACCGGTCAAGGAATGGATCTAGGATTTGGATATGCATTTACTTCATATGTAATTCCTTTCTTAGCTAATGTTAGATTTGTATTAAACCCTGCTTTTGATAACTTACATACTAATGATATTGAAAATCCACTTATTGATGGAAGACCATTAAGCTCATACAGCTTTATTATCTTTGACATCACTGAGTCTGGTAATGATAATATTCACTTATTAAAATTATCTTGGGATAATCAATTGAAATGGTTCTATCAAAATGGAACTATGGATTACATGGGAAGAACACAAGGATTTTCTTCTTCAGGTAATTTTAATGGTTACAGAGTTTATATGACTCAAACCATGCCTTCTGTATGGGTAAAAGACCCTACTAAGGTATTAAAGATTGTAATGAAGAATCCAATTACTGGAGGTTCATTCTAATATCTATTTATTATAAGGGAGGTGTAAAATCCTCCCTTATATTATTTTAATAATTTTAATAATTAAACCAATAATAAAATGGCAAAGAAAAAAAATAAATCCAAAGTTGAAACAGGAGTAAGTACTGCTCCTATAGTAGAATCTACAAAAACTGTAGAAAATATTGTAACACCAACATATACAGAACAAGCAATTAAAGAAGTTACAATGATTGAAAAATATCAAGAAGGTAAAGATCAATCAATTGCAATACGTTCATTTTTTAATCAAGATGTAGAAAATATGGGATTAGAAAATTATGGTATGTCACTTTTTGAAGGAGTTGTTCATGAAGAAGAGTTATCATGTCTTGAAGTAAATGGTATTAAAAGATATGTAACTGGTTTAAATGAATTTGCACCTGAAATTAGAAAACTTCCTCCAGTTAAAAGGGAAGCTAAAATAAGAGAGATAAGAAAAGCAGTTTCTCAATTAGAAAGAGATTTAGCAGCTAATATTATTGATCCAGAAGATCCAGAATTTTGGAATAAAGTTAAATTACTTAGACATGATAATCATGAATTTTGGAGTAAAATAAGTATTAGAGTGAGTAATGAACCTGTTTATTTAGATCCTTCAACAGATCCTTATGATCTAATTAAAATTTATGCAATAGAAGCAGGCGGATTCTCTATTGTTGCTAAAAATTTAGCTACAGCTAAAAGTCTTCCTGATTGTAAATTTTATTTAGATAAATTAGAAGATACAGTAGGAACAAGAACTGAAGTATCTAAATTAAGAAATAGAGCACTAGCTGCATTAACTACAATGTATGATTCAGAAAACACTAAAATGTTTTATGTAGCTAAAATTGTAGATGCAAATAGTTCTCAATATAATAAATCAACAGCAAATGATGTAATTTATGAAAATATGGATGCGTTTATTCATGGTGATGGACATGATAGAAATCAAAGAAGAAGTGCACAGTTATTTTTAGATACATCAAGATTAAGTATGGAAGATCTAAAACTTAAAGCTATTATTAAAGATGCAAGTTATTATTCTTTAATTACAAATAAAGCTGATGGTTGGATATATTATGGATCAGTTAAAATGGGTAAAACTTCTACTCAATGTGTAGAATGGTTAAAAAATCCATTAAATGAAGAACATTTAACATCTTTACTTAGTCAAGTTGAATATTATTGGAATATGTAATTATGAATAATACTACACTACAAATTAAATTTAGACAAAGGCTTAACAAAATTGCCAGCAATGACTATGATAATATAGAGTGCTGGCAAATTGTTGAGGCTTTTAATAAAGCACAATTAGAATGGTGTAGAAGACAATTACATGGTAATAATATGTATAAGGAAGGAGATGAAATGTCTAAAAAAAGAATAGATGATCTTCAACCCCTTATAGTAGATTTAGGATTAGAATTTATTAATTTTAAAGATTTTATAGAAACTGTTCCTGATTGGTTTCCTGAAAACTATTTAGAATATAAAAGAATGACAACAGAAGCAATTACAGATTGTTGTCCTTTGGTTAAAATAATAGATGGTGAAGAAAATATTGCTCCACCAGATGATAGACCAGAATATATACCTATAGAAAGAGAAGCAGGTAGAAGTATGACTGTATATTTAGCAGAAGAAGCTAATGTTGATTTATATATGAGAGATCCATTAAAAAGACCAGATTTTGAATGGGGTGAAACATACTGCACTATGCAAGGAGATAGAGTTAGAGTATACAAAAGAGATTTTGAAATAGTAAATCCTATATTAACATATTATAGAAAACCAAGATATATTGAAATAGCTGGTTGCACAGACCCATATACATTAGTAACATCACCAGAAGATATAGAATGTGAATTTAAAGATGATGTAGTAGAATTAATACTTGATGAAGCTGTTTCTATTATAGCTGGAGATATTGATAATATAAATCAATATATAAGAGGATCTGCATCAGCTGAAAAAAATAACTAATATATGAGGTAATTATATCATTATTTTGTATATTATATATGTAGTTTTGCTACCAGAGACAACTGTAAACAATTATTTATTTATTAACAATTAAAATTTTTAACTATGGCTTATTTTAATCATGCATTTGGTAAAGCATTTTACCTAAAGGCTTTAAAAGATAATCCTGCTCAAACTTCAGCTAATCTAACAGCTGCTGGTGACTTTGCAGTACTTAACGGTGCTTACAAACAAGTTGCTTCAGCTAATATAGGTAATCAAGAAGCTGGCTTTTATTTAGCACAGGGATCTTTTATGGCAAATGATACAATCGGAAACAACCCTGGGCATGGGGGTTACAAGGAAAGTACAAAATCAAAAATGATTATGTACAAATATATTTCTGATATGTGGATAACAGATTGTACAACAGAAGTTGCTACAAAACATGTTCTAGAAATTAAACCTATAAATGGTAGAAATCTAGGTAATGCAGCTACCTCTGCACAATCATGTTTCCCATGTGGAACAGATCCAATTTTAAGAGTAGATATTAAAGGTACTGCTGCATTAAGATTATTAAATCATAATGCTTATCAGTCTCTTTCAGGATCACTACCAATGCCTCCAGCAGGATCAACTGTACCAGCAGAAGGTGTAGATATGTGTTGTCTTGCACAAGATGCAACTAGTTCAACTGCAGGTCATGCTGGTATTGCTCCATCTATTGTTGCACTTAATTTTAGAGATCAATTTAATAATGATCCAATTTTAAGTAAATTAGGTACTGCAAAAGTATTTATGAATAGAGGTGCTGCTCCTACATTATTTTATGAAGTAACTGTTGGTTCTGCTGCAGAAACTCAAATTTATGCTGGTGGTGCAAGAGGTGTAATGTGGGTTGCTAACAACGTTGGTGCTCTTGATACAATTGTTGCAATTGCTAAAACTCCTGTTGCTGCTGATTCATTCTTTAGTGATAATATCTACAGAGTAGTTATTGAACTAAAAAATAGTTGTGAATTACAAACTCAGTTTAGTTCTTGTTCATTTGATACTAGAGACTTCAATTTAATGGGAGGTCTTAAAGTATCTTCTGATTTACAAGATGAGGCAGGTGTACCATGTGTTGCTTGTCAAGGGTATGTAGGAGAAGTTACAACTGCTAATACTGCTACTAGTCCTGCAAATGTTGGATTTGTTCAAAGAAGAACATCTTCTGAGACAGGTATTAATGATATTCTTATGACTGAAAATTACAGACAATCTCCTTACAATCAAGGTAATAGAGATTCTGCTAGATTCAGACAACAAGAAGGTCTTGGTGGTATTGTTGATGAATTGGGAAGAGATGCTAATGGTGCAGGTGTAACTTGTGCTGGTCACTTTAAAGTTTATCACATGATTCACAATGTACCTAGGTTTAATAACCCGTCTGGTGTATTTGATAATGATCAGTATCACTACAGAGTTTATACTAAATGTAGTGGTGGTGTAGATATTGATAATGAATGGCTAGCAATAGCAATAGCTGCTAAAGTTCCAA